GATAGAAAACCCACCCCCTTTATATAACACCCCCTTTAAACTTGAACAAAAAAATAAAACAAAAAAAGCACAACAAAGTTACAGATTTGTTTTGTAACGATTGCTATGCTATACTATCATACTATATACACTACTACTATACTACTATACTATTCCTTTTTATCTCCTCCGTCTATTTCTTCTTTCTTATCAGTTAAGAACTTATACAAATGACTAACAACCACTGCTAAATACACAGTTCCAATGAGTGTTATTAGTTCATCACTAATCATACCTTTAAAGACTGTCATACCTGATACATACACAGACAACACTATTAACTCTACTGCTATTCTTTTTCTAACATTAGGCTTTAAAGTACCTGTGTCTATAAACTCTAGTGCTAAACTAAGTAACTGCATAAATACAACTAAGCCAATTGCTCTCAATGTTTCAATCATTATCTTTTTTCTCCTTTATTATTAGTTTTCTATCTCATAAGTTTGTAGTGTACCAGTATAACAGTATCCACCATATAACCATTTACTTCTAGGGACTGAATCAAAAAATGTAGATTGCCAACGCTTAGGAACGTATGAGCTATAATTATCATCTCTGACTTTGTACAAGCTCATGTAGTTCCCTTTAGCTTTACATTGTAAGTAGTCTATTCCGTTCGGTTTAGGGTTGTATATGATAGTATTATTCCAATTCACATTATCAGGTATTTGTTTAATATCCTGATAGTATTTGATTGTAGGGTTGACAATTTGTGCAAAGTTCTCGACTTCTGCTTTACATTCAAATTCTTGTGTAACTGGATTAAAACCTCTTGTTTCAAACCCTTTATGTATATTGACTTTGAATGCTGAACAAAAAGAATAATCTTCGCTATAATAAAAACCAAAGTTTGCTGACACTTCACGCATTCCTTGTCTACCCTCGTAGAAAGTCCAATCATAATATTCTTGCTCATGTAATCTAAAATCAGTCCCCAATAGTTCAGAACCATCAAACATCATAATATTTTTCACTTTCCAAGAACTATCTTTTTTAGCTCTCCAACGTATGGTTCGTTTACTCAAGTCAGTTATAGGACTTTTACAAGTGAATATGATTGTACATCTATGCCATGAAGTATCTTCTGAATCAATGAAACTATTCCAACTAACGTAACCGTCAGCACGTGTTGAATGCAAATTTCCATTGACGTAGAATGGTTTACTTGTGTCTATGAAAGTCCAGTCACTTGTTCCTGCTCCTATGAAGCTTTGTATATCTCCTTTTATATAAGAAGTTGTTCGCTTCATATCCCATTGTAAAGTGTAAGTTTTGCCTGCTTGTAAAAAAGATAGTTGATTGCCAATAACGTAATCTTCTTCATTTTTATTACTAGGACAGTTAAAACCATAATACCCACTTTCATAAGTACCATAATCAAAAATATCTCCGTTATCTCCAAAATCTGTCCAACATGGCGCGTTTGCCCCTTCTTTTGTGAAGTAGTCTTTAGTCCACAAATCCCTACCCTGATTAAAAGGGTCAACAAATACCCAACCACCTTTGAGCAAGTTTTTATACCCTCCACGTTTCATTGTAGGGACTTGCATAGTTTCTTTGAACATTTCCCAATAATCTGCTTTATGAATGTTAAACTCGATTTCCCTACGTCCTAAGCCTATAAGGTCTAACGGGTTGTTTATATGTACCGTTTTACCGTTTATTGTACTATCCATTGTGTAGCCCTCTCATTCCGTAACCGTCAATTATAAAATCTTGACCGCTGTATTCTAATTGTGTTGTTCCGTCTGTCCAACCTGTAATATTATTATTAATTTCGCACCTCATTAACACCCCTGCTTGAACCATTGTAATTTGTTTAGCTTGAGGACTTACACGCATACCTGTTTTAGTTATAGCCCATTTTTTGACCATTTCTGAACCTTTTAGCATGTAAACATTACTCAATACTTTAACTCTATATATTTTCATGTCTACGTCTATGTATCCCTCTGCGTATATCTCTCCATTCTTATAACTTTGCAAAGGGTCAGCATAAAACATTACACAAAAGTCCATTTCTTCGTCATAATATAGTCCCATATAAACAGTTTTATTACTAAAGAAATCAATATACTGTTTTTTGCTCAATGCTACCTGTATATTGCTCTTGCTAAAATTAATCAACTCAATAGGGTTGTGAATTAGCAACTCATCAAAATTTAACCATGAAATCATTTATAAACCCTTTCTATTGTACATAAACCAGTCATAAAATCAACCGAACGAACCCCACATTCCCCATAAGTTAAGTTGCTTACGTTCGCTTTTTGTCCCCACCAAAATAGCTTGGTATTGTATGCAGTTGCGTACATTTGAGGGTTAAACTTAACTTCGTTATACTTGATAACTGGGAACAGTTCTTCCACTCCTAGCGTTATCGGTCTAGCGTTTGCAGGAAAATCAACGTAATTCTTATCTGTCATGATAACATTACCTTTCAATTCTCCATTTTTTGGTATAATACCCCAAGCTCTAGCGAATGCCGTGGCGCTTCCTGGTATCGTGAATTCTCCACTTTTGCTCCACGTTCCGTTGGTTTGTTGTTGAAATAACCATGCTTTTTTAGTGTTATAGTTAGCAAAAAGAATTTGCGTTGGTACTGGTCTAGTTCTTGAATTTTCGTATTCTCTAAACCAATCTTCTGTACTTCGCTCTGTTCTTAATACACCAGTAGCCCAAATACTTGTTGCACTAGAAACCCCTTTGAGTTTTTTAGTGTCCGTTTCATTTAGTTTTGGTTTATAAGGTGCTAAAACAACACCAGTAGGAAAAGACACACTTCCAGTCCATTCATTCATAGAACTATAATTTGTTTTTTCACTAACCCTACAATTCTCAATGTTATAACTTGCACGCATTTCATCCGCGTAGCTATCAAACCACCAATCAGCCCAATAAGAACCCATGTTGTAACCTGTGTTAACCATTGCTGAACGAAGTAACTCGTCCACTCTATAACGTTTGTCAGCTTGTTGGTAATAATACCCCTCTATGATGTTACTTGCCATTTCTCCGAAAGTAGAATCAATTGCAGTATTTGCGTCAGTAACGTATAACGGTTCTTGGTTATCTGCCCATGCCTTTGTATCGCTGTCAAAAGTTTGACGTTTATCTGTGAACTGTTCAGGATAAATGACGCTACCAGTCAAATCAAATATGCCCTTATTTCCGTTCAAAACATGAAATTTGAGCGTTCTACCTGCTTCGGTGTCATAAGTGTCTGAATCAATTCCAATCAATACACGTTGATTAAGGGGGCGACTATAGCACCAAACGGCTTCTTGTTTGCAAATTCCCCTTTCTTCTAAGTAAAAAAGCTCTTTATCAGTTTTAGAACCTGTCCAAGTATAAACTTTATAATCGGTACTTTGTGGTGGTGTACCCTCATAAATCCCAGTAAACGGCGGCGTTCCGTCATCTGTGTTAGTTTTTTGATAGCTATAAAATTCATCTCTATCCTCAACAAACGGAGTAACCTCTCCACCTTGTTCAATTTTAGGCAAATACACTTCAAATTGTACAAAATCGCTTGTCTGTGCAACTTCAAAGGCTATACCAAACTTTTCAACCGTTTCCGTACTAGGTAGCGTGTAAATTTCTTTTACATCTAAGTATTGATTAGGTTGAACTCGGTATGTACCTACAAGCTCATTTTTGGTACCGTATAGCAATTTTAACCGTACCTCTAGTACATTTATACCTGGATTGTATAAAGTGCCTGACAAGCCGTATTTTTGCCCTTTTGTTAGGTTAGGTGTTACAAAGTTAGGATATAAACTAGGACGCTGTTTTCTTTCATAATCTGTACAAAAAGCAATACCACTTATTTTATTCTCTCCTTGTGGTTTAGTGATGACAGAACCATAGCTAAAAGGTCTATTCCAGTCGTCAGGACATTTTTTTCTTTGCCAACGCTTGCTTGTTTCTGAACCTGTCGTTCCGTCTAACAAATAGATGTGTTGTGGCAAAAATTGAATTGTTTCGATACTCTTCAAAGAACAACGTTGTACAATGTTCCAATTAGGTTTTTTAATTGTGAAATCTCTACCTGTGTTAGGATTCCAGCAATACGCTTTAAAAATAGTCATTCTATTGCTAAGCCCTCCACTAAGTCTACTAACTCTTTTTCTGTGCTTACTTCGTCCACTTTTTGTTGTTTAAGTTTTACATTTGCGTCAATATAAACACCCTCAATCTCCATTAATTTTAACAACGCCGAACGGTCAGGTAGTTTGTTGACTTCCGTAACTGTTCGCCCTGTTTCTGTTTTCCGTCCGTTAGGGTTGTTTTTATATTGGATAACCGTCTTTGTTTCTTTTCCTCCAAAAGCTAGGGTTTTTAATGCTTCTAGCATTTTTTTGTTTTCTTCTTCTGTCATAGCCATTAAATAAAATAGTCCTCACTTTCTTCGCTTTCTAAGAACCACCACATCAAGTTAATTAAAGCGTCCGCCAAATCAATCTTGTCTGTATAGCCCTTTTTAATAATACGCATTAACCCAAAATCGTTTATTTTCGTTTCTGCGTTCATTAAATGTACCGCTAGTAGTTTACTATCAAAATGAATTTTACCGTCCTCCATTAGCTTTTGAGTGGCTTCTAGGGTGTTTGATAGCTTAAAGCTGTTCTGCATTACTTTGTTATAAAATTCAATGTCATAAGTTTGCTCAAATTTATCAATGAAATTCTTAGCATAGTTAGGGTCATAATTCAACGCAATCGGAACACAACCACTCATTGCACTAGTGAAAGCGTCCCACGCCTCCTCTGTCATGTTATTTATGCCCTCATGTGTTATTGTTTCCCCTAAGTGTTTAAACTTATCGTCTGCGCTTTCTGGCATGATAGGGATAGCTTTAAAATAATAGTGTCCGTTTTCTCTGTAACCTATCACAGTACCCCAAACATCGCCACGAACTGAAAAGTCTGAACCAATAGCAACTAAACGACCCTCAAAGTCTAATGGCGGTACTAGACATTTATCAACTAATTGTTTGCTAAAAATAGTAGTGCTGTCAGTCATTGACAAATTGAATCGTTTAGTGATAATTTTAGCCATTTTAACAGGGTTACCGATTGCCCCTATGAAGTCCTTTTGAATGTCCTCAAGTGTTAGGGTGTAGCCTAAAGCTGGGTTTGCCTTGATGTACTTTGAACTGTCTTTTACTTCGTCATAATCGTCTAAGGCATAATAGAATACCCAATGACTGAAATCATCATCTTTTACCCATTCTTTCCAACTTTCAAGCTCGTCATCATAAGCACCGCCACGAATGACGTTATTTGTGGTAGATATAAAAAGCGTCCCCTTGTTTTTTCTTAACCCCTGTCTAATAGTAATAAGAGGGTTCTTTTTAAACGCACCAAACTCATCTATTATCACAAGTTGTTCACGTCCACCGTCTAGCGTATCCTCGTTACTAGCATAGATAGAAATCTCTGTCCCTTTGCTTTTTAGTATTGAGTTATCTTTTACGATTATCTGCTCTTTGTTCAGTTTAAACTGGTTTTTAAATTTATTAATGATAGTACCTTGACAATTTCCCATAGCTCTAAAATGCTTCATCAAGATTTTTTCTGCTTGGTCTTTTTTGGTAGCCATTAAAGCAATGACACTATTAGGTTTAGGAAACAAAAAGAGTTCAATTAAGGCTATCATGACATCAAGAATAGATTTTGCGTTTGAACGTCCTACAATTACGACAAACTCGTCAATCTGATAAGGCGTGCAATACATCAAAGTAAGTACCGCCTTATGGTATGGTATGATTTTAAAGCGTTCGTTATTAGGCAAAGTCATAAACTCTTCAATGAAGTTAAAAATTTTCTCCGCCTTTTTGTAGTCTATTTCATGCTCGATTTTAACCACTTTTTTCTTTAGCAGCTTAATCATTTCGCCATTATCTTTCTCTTGTCCTATCCACTCTTGAATTAAACTCATTTTTTATATCTCCTTATATTAAGCCCTCCGCTATAATTCTAGCATAGTCTATCAAATCTCCGCTTCGTTCCATTCCTTGGTGGCATTTATGGCAAAGAACTTCGGTAGGTACATTTATTACCTCTTTGTCAAAGTCGTTTACCTCTAACATGTCGTTTTGCCATTGTAGTGGTATAACGTGATGACAAATTAAGTGTTCTGTACTCCAACACTTCTCACAATGTCCTACCCTATTCTTTTCTTCACGTGCCTTTTTTATCCACTTAGGGTTATTGTATAGCTTACTTTTAGTATAAATCAACGCTTGTTTAGTTTTACCCCATTTCTTTCTAGTTTGTTATAAATTTCGTTCGCAATTCTACGACCGTCTGCACTTGATTGTACATATATTTTGATGTCTTGTTGTGAATTGTCTTGTGTTCCAATGCTTGGTGTTGCGGTTGTTCCTTTTGTTGCTCGTGCATAAGGTTGGACTGCGTTCACAGCTCTGCTGATTGCTTCCCTACCACCTGCAAAAAATTGTAAGTCTAGTGGTAACTGTCCATTTCTTGAACCTAGAATTTTTTGACCTAGTGAAGTAGGTTCTTTAATTCCTAGAGGGTCAATATTACTTCTCAACCAACCCCAATGAAAATCACTAAAAGCGTCGCCCCATGTACTGTTCTTTCTGAACCCTAATGCTTTACCAATTAAACCAGTTTTACCTCCAATATTGCGTGAAGCGTTAAGCAAGTTATTGACAGCACTCCAAGCGTTATTAGCCCAATTATAAACATCTCTAATTTGACTAATAATTGAACCAAGTTTACCCAAGAAACTACCGATAGAAGTGTAATTGATTTTATTGAAAAAGTTTTCAACTGCTTGTTTGGCGTCATTTACTGCACCTTTCATCTCATCATTTGACACTTTTCCGTCATGGTTCTTGTCAATGATTTGTGTCAATGCACCAACTGCTTTTCCTGCCATTTGACCCAACTGACTTCCGATAGTGCTTGCCATTGTTGTGGCATTGTTTCCTAGGTTGCCCATGTCAATGCCTGTATCGCCTAACCCTTTACGGAAACCGTCCAAAGCACTTGTATTGAAACAGTTAGAAATCATTTCACGAATTTGCCCCCATGTACTAGGACCTGAAGCAACTAATTCATTCCCTTTCTGTTGAAACAGTTCCAAGGCTCTATTCATGACATTAGTATCAATTGCACCGTCAGCCATTGCTTGCTTGAATTCTCCTAGTCCTATGCTAGTATGGTTAATTTCGTTGTATGCTTGAATCAACATATCACGGAACTGTGCACCCAAAGCTGACTGCATGATTTGGTTGAAGTCTTGAGCGTGTAAAACCCCTGCCCCTAATGCTTGAGCCAAACCATAAGAAAATTGCTTCTGTGTGTCCATTGATAGCCCTAGACTGTCCCCCACGGCATTAATTGAATTAACAATTTTAAATGCTTGGTCGCCTGTTAGACTAGTATAACCTGAAATGGTAGACCCTAACTCGTTCAGGTCATTGCGTTGTGATTTTAGTAGTTCACTTCCTGAATCAATGTATGAATTGAAACGTTTGTAACCCTCTGCACCGTCCGACAAAGTAGCTGACAAGCTCTTTTGTGCCTGAATTTGACGGTCGTATGTACTCATTAAGTTATTAGCAAAACCACCAACTAAGTCAGTAGCCTTTGAAACTCCACTAGTAACAAGCCCAATCGCCGCAGAAACTCCACTTATAACATTCCCAACTTTTGAGAAAGTAGATAGCATATTTGAACCGTAACTTTTTACACTATCAAAAGCACCTGATAAGCTAAACCCTTTGCCTGAACTTATTCTTGCTAGTTCTGTCCCAAGTCTTGTTGCTTGCGTTTGTGCTTTAACTAACTGGCTTTCTAATGCTTGTACTTGTTTTTGTGTAGCACCTGACATCTTTGCATTTGCAAGTGCCTTTGTTAAATTATCTACGTTCTGTTTAGCAAGGTTTAAAGCTCTTTGTGTTTCTTTGATACCCTTGTCTTTCATAGTCACAGAACCTGTTATTTGAGCGTTTCTGTTCGTTTCTTTAGCTAGGCGACCAATATTATTAATTTCTCTCTGTGCTTCCCTAGCACTACTTAAAACGCCCTTAGTGTCAAGTTCTGCCTGAATGACATATTTTTCTTTAGCCATTGTTTGTTATACTCCTTAATTTACGCTTAATAGTTTTCGTTTTATCGTCCATTTCGTGAGTAGCTTTAACTAGTGTTTGTCCATATCTTTGGTGTAAGTGGCGGTCATGAAGCAAGACATTGAGCATTCTCCAACTTTCGTCTTTGTCTTTAAAACCGTTAATAATACCAATGTTACCACTTTTAAGCGAACCGTACGACCTAGTAACTTGTTTAGTGATTTTCTTGGTATCAAATTTTGCTCTATATCCTGAAAAGTCGCCACCTAATGAACTCTTATAGCTACGCTTTACCGTGTTCTGATTAGAATTAAAAGCGTCTACCATTTCTAACCAAGCTTTTTTCATCTGTTCCTCTGTGAACTTTTCTATCCCTATGAATTGTTTGTAGGTTGCCATAATTTTACCTCCACATGTTCAGCATTGTTCAATTCATCTGCGGTTGTTTTCTTCTTCTCTTTAGGTGTCAACGTTGAAATTAATTTTAGTGTCCACCCTAAAGGCCTATGGCTATATACTTCGTAGGGAACTCTAAAGGCTGTCATAGCACTAACAATTGCAAGTGTTGTAATTCTTGCGCCTTCCCCTACTTCTTCGCTGTTAGTGCTATCGCTTTTTTTGTTTCGTCTACCAATTGTTCCATAAGTTCGGCAACTGTAACAGGTAAAAGTCCGCCAATTAAAGCCCCTAAAATTTCGTCAAGTGTGTACTGTGGCGAACAAGCCCAAAAGAACAATGCCAAACTGTGATAATCTCGTTCGTTTAAATCTCCAAAATAAATTCCGTTATCTTCCATACGTTCTAATGCTTTAAAATCAAATTTAAAATCTTCTTTCTTCATCTGTGTATCTCCTTATAAATTAAAATAAAAGAGTGGGAACTATTATTTCCAAGCCCTCCACTCTTAAAATTACGCTTTGATGTCAGTAGCCGTGAGCGGTTTAAGGTCTGTAAACAACTTTTTGAAAGCAAGTGCCGGTCCGTTTGTTCCAGTTGCTAGGTCTTTGTCAGACACTTTGAACTTAACAAACAAGCGTTTTTGACCACTAAGTGTAAAATCTCCAGTCGTCACGGTTGCCGTGTGTTCGTACTCTTTACCGGTTGGACTTTCTTCGTCCGCTTCTGCCGTGTCACTAGGTGTTGTAGCCTGAACACTTGGATAGAATGTTGCTTTGTAACCCGTTCCGTCATCGTCACGGTAACGTTCAGCATAAGCAAAACCATAAGGTTTGTAATTTGCTACGTCATCAGTTAAGAACCCTTGAACATTTCCAAACCCTAAAGCGTGAGTCGCAAATTCATCAGGTAGGTCATAAGACTTAACTGTGATTTGCGTTGTTTTAGCCCCTGCGATTGTACGATAAGGAGCGTTAAACCCTGCATAAAAATTTGTGTTTTCTTGGTTGTTCTCTGTTTCAATACCACGCAAACCTGCGATAGGGATACCTGTTTTTAACCCTGTTGGGTCTGTGAAAACTACCCCATACCCTAGACCGTGTGTCAATTCGTTTTTTGATGTATATGCCATTTATTTTTATCCTCCTACTACTTCCAAACTTTAACAGCACCGTCTTTGAGGAAACCACCACAAACGGTAATAGTACCATATACTTGTACTTTATTATAACGAACATCTTTAGTCACATTAAACTCTGGTACTAAGTCACCTGCTAGAATGCCTTTGTAAGGGTTAATGAGCACCTTGTTAAAAGTGTTATCCCCTCCGTCATTATAGTGCTTAAAGCTCAAAGTTTCAATTTTAGTCACTCCATTAACAACTGGTGTGAAATCATTTTCTTTTACAAAAAGAACATCGTCGCCTGATTGTGAAAACTTATCTGCACTTGCTTTATGTTTAACAGCCCCAACAATTGAACTTGAAGCGATTGAGCTATGAACTCCGCCCCAAATTAAATGACTTTCGATTGTTTGATACAAAGTATATAGCACTGTATTCAATGCACTTTGTACACCGTCAGCAGTTAAATTACCTGAATCAGAAAGATTAATACCAAAACCAAAACCACGAGGGGTAAGAATTTTATAAGTTTCTTCATTTACGCTTAACACGCTATCGGTTTGCCCTTGCTCTTTAGCTTCAGGAAAACCTGTTAGATTGACCGACTGCAATAAATCTGCCCCAACTTTAGGGATACGTGACAAGAGAGGGAACTCATCGCCAACGTCCCCCCCATTTATCACATTCTCGATTTGTTGAACATAACGGTCTGTAATATTAAATTCAGCCATTATTTATTCCCTTTCTTATTTTTTACCTCTTGAAACTTCTTCAGTTACTAGCCATTTTTTTTAAGGTATGCTGAACGGTTTTTACCACGGATAGAACCACCCACAAGAGTTTCAGAAAGCCATTGTTCAACGTTATAACGGAGGTCAAAATCGTTGTAATTTTCCATGTTCAAATCTCCGATAAGAACATACTCATCGTGATTGTATACCGCTACTTCGTCTTTAGGCATCCAGACACGTGTTTCAAGATTAACCGCCCCAAACGATTGGGCAATTTGATCCTTTGTCGCAAGTTCGTTGAAACGAGAGTGACCGTCTGYTCCTTTAGCTTTACGCAACTCTGCAAAAGTTTGTGGACTCATAACAATTGTGATTGCGTCAGAAACTGAGGTTTCAGCAACTGCGTCAGTAATACCCTCAAACAAGTCTTTATACTCAATTTGTTTTGTCCAACCGTCTGTGGCATCTTTCAAACCATAGAAACCGTTAGAACCGTCAGCAGAACCAAGAATCATGTTGTATTCCACTTTTTGAATAACACGGTTTACCATTTCAGACATTACATATTCAGATAAAGCACCTGAATCATTTACACCTCGAACAGTTGCTTTGTCCATTTGCAGGTATGCTTCTGCCATTTGTGGACGTAGTGAGCGTTTAGTAGCCGTTTGAACTTTGTTCTTGTCTGTGCCTGCTTTGAAAGTACCTTGTAAGAAAGTATCATCTACACCGTCCTCTGCAAGTGTCAAACCTTGGAAACGTGCTTTCATAGCACCGTCATAGATACCTGACTTACGTGCATATTTAGATGTGATAGACCCTAGAGAGTTTACAACATTCAAATCTGCACCATTAGCAAATTCACGCAAGAAACCTTGTTCTGGCATTTCAGCCATTTTGTCCCCAAGTTCACGCATAAATTTACGCTCTGCGTCTTGAGGTTTTTCGCTAGGAATCAACGCTTCACGTTCCTTTTTGAGTTCTTCACGTTCTTTGTTAAGCTCTTCTACTTTAGCTTCAAGTTCTCGAACTTTTACACCTGCTTCAATTGCTTGCTTCATGATTTCTTGTGTTTCGTTTGCACCCATTTGTTTTTGTTCTCCTTTTTCTTCTTCTCTTACTTTTGTCACTTTAGCACCTTTATTACTTGGTAACGGAGTAAGTGACACCTCCGTGATTGTAACATCTTTATAATAGCCTACTCCGTCAATTTCACGAGCTTTTACACCGTTAGCATTAAAACCAACTGACAAGCCTGTTTCTTCGATTTTTTCGGCTGTGTACTGTTCTTCGTCAACGTAACCTGTCAAGATTACATTGTCCCCCTCAAGATGTACGAACCCTGAGCCTATTTTTTCTCTATGACGGTTTAAAATATCTACTCCGTCGCCTGCGTTGGCAATAGACTCAATAACAGTACCGTGGGAATCAATTGTCCCCAACGGGTTCGCTATCCCTCTTACTGCTTTTACTTTCAATATTTCCCCCTTTTGCTGTTGTTGATATATATGCCACAAAATTTTCTTGGTTGAAAATAATGTTCTTATCGTGTTGTTTTAACAATGGTAACACTTTTTGAATTGCGAACGCGATAATAGTAACTTCATTACTTTGTCCATAAAGCAGCTCTCTAGGCATTCCATACTCACTCAAAGCAATTTCAATTGCAAGGTTTGCGTCATTTTGCAGTGACCCGCTGTAATCTGGTTGAATCTGTTTGATATCATCATCAGAGCCAATAACAGATACACCATTGAACTCTCTGGCAAGTTGTTGTTGTTGTGTTAGACGTTCTCTAATTCTTTCCCAAACTTCTTTCAAACCACTAGAAACTTTAGTTTTCCAATAGATTTTTATTTGAGCTTGTGAATCAAGACGTCGCCCAATGCCATTACTAGCCATTCCAAACATCACGCCAAACCGTTGAGGGTTAGCACCATAGAATGGGTTTAATAACATTTCATAGTCGTTTGTTCTAATAGTGACTTCCCTGCGGTTCGGTTCTCTTACTACGATGTTAAACTGGTCTGCGTTTACTCTTTGAGCATAATACTTAAAACCACCATACCAAACACGGTATACTTCTTTTCCTTGTAAAGCCCAATAGAATAGGTCTTCAAGTTTAGACGCTTCAGAATAATCAACATTATCAAAATAGGAAACTAAGCCCAATAACTTACCTAGTAACAAATCTGTTGTAGGGTCTTGGACTGTGAAAGTTGAAAAGCTCACATCTTCAGCCCTGCGTGAGAGATTAAATAAGCTCATTCACTCCCCCTATTTTACTTCTCCTGAAACCATGTCAATCTTGCGACCGAACTCTTTTTCAATTTCTGCAATAAACATTGTATCAACTGGCAAATTAAGTTTAGCCCATTTGTTTTGATAGTTTTCCAACATACGAATTGTACGAACATGGCGAACACTTACACCGTCCGAAACATACCAATGTTTAGCTTTACCTGAATTGTCTAGTCCTATAATAAGGTACATTTTAATCATTCCTCCTGTTTGATTATTTTGGTTTGAAGTTCCATTAACTGGTTTATTAAATAAGTCAAGTTCTGCCTGTCTGCGTCGTACTAAACCTTGTAAGACTTGACCACCTGCATTGCGATACTTCGGAATCATTGAAGCACAATAAGCATGTGAGAAAGGCGCCCAACCGTCAGCAACGAAAACATTACCACAGTTATAAGCCAATGAAACTAAGGCGTCAAACTCATTTTGATTTGCTTTGCCTTTTACGTAAGCGTCAACCATAGGTGCATACTTATTATTGATGTCAATCTCTAGCTGGCTATCTGCTTGAGCTTGTGTCCATGTTGTACCTGCTGTCACTCCATAATGACCCCAACCGATAGTGTACATTTGTTCCCACGGCACAGGTTTATAAGCAGTCAACCTACAACCCTCAAACTCTTTAATCAAGTTCAAACCGTTTTGTGATACTTTGATGTTACCACCTCCATTTATTATTATTGTTTTTATAAGGGAACAACTAACCCAAACTTTCGCAATATGTCAAGATGTTATAAGCGTCTGCCATGTTATCATCTTTGCAATCAGAATCAACAAAACCTGTCTCCTTTAAAAGTTCTAGACTTTCTTTTTTGCGTTGTTCTCGTTTGCCTGAAATTAAATGATAAGCGCACCACTTAGAGTTATCAATAAAAGTATAGCCATTTACTAGACCGTCAATAGCACCGATGAAATAACCGTTACAATTAGCCAATGTAATACTGTGCTTTCTGTTTCTTCCCATGATAGGTGTTTCAATAGCCATATGATAATCTTTTAAATCAAACTCATCAATGATATCTTTAATTGCGTTTACAATGTCAAAGGTACGTTCCCACGCGTTTTTCTTTGCGTTGTATGCTTTAATAGAACCGACATATAGTTGACCGTCTTTTCTAAAGGCGTACCCTGTTCCCTCGTCTTTCTTACTAGCTGTGCTAAAGTCAATAGCTAAAATTTTCTTCATTTCTATCCTCTTAAATAGGGAGGCTATAAGAAGTCACGACTGCGTAAACATCTTCTCGTGTTTTGTCAATGTTAATACCGTAATCAGTTTTGTCAATAAACTCTAACACTTGTTTAAGTTCTGCTTCATCATTAACAAAATAGATGTTTTTTTCTGCCATGCTTTTTACCTCCCTCATTGATTATGGTATTATTATAGCATACCCATTTTTAGTTATAACTTTTATTGTACCTACAAAAGATTTAGATAGTTTACAATTTGATTAAATAATTTGTAACCAAAAAATAATATGTTGCTGACTATTCCCATGGTTGACCCATTCTTCTATTTTTGACCCTGAACTTTTTACTTGATTTTGAAAAAGCATGTGTTATAATAATATATATAAAAATTGAATACGTCTAAGGCTTGTCTGATGTCTTAGGAATTGAGTATATGAAAACCGTACTGAATAAGGCGTGAGTAATGAATTAGGCAAAACACAGCAAGGAAGTATCAAACCATTGCAAGAGTGGCGTTCCCCCTGCTTCCTGTTAAGTCGTTGTGTTTGGGTGTTCGTCATAGCCTTTAATTGACGTGAGGACTAATTGAGTTACTAGCGCTGACATATTAATTAGTTCAAGAGGGGGGGATAAAAACTTGCGTTTGCGTGGATAGTTATACCATTTAGCAAGGTAACTAAAAAGAAATATTTAATAGCTTGAATTGTAATATTATTTTGAGTATAATAAAAGCATAGATAAAAAGAAAGAGGTATTTAATGGACTTACAGCATAAAATAGACCGTACCAATATTTTATATGATGAAATATATAGACTTGAGTCAAAGTATGAAACTTATGAAGAAATCAACCATGATGACTTAATTAAAATTATCAGAATGCACGATATAGCTTTTGATATGACGGTTGATTTAATTAAAAAAGGTGCTTGGTAAAAATAGATAAAAAGAAAGAGGTATTTAAATATGTTTATCATTTATTGGATAATGTCAGCTATGTTTGGAATCGTTGCAAGTGTAGACCATTCTTTGTTCTTAGTTTGGTTCTTATGTTGCCTAGGTAACTTTATTTTAGGTTTAGTTGATTTAATAAAAGGAGGTTACGAAGATTGACAATTTTGGCAACTTTTGTCACTATAATTCTATCACTTGTTTTTATAGTTGACTTTTTACTTATAATCGCTCTTGCTATTACACTATGGAGGTTTTTCAAATGACAATTACTGATGATTTAAAAGCAATTAACAAAGATATAAAGAAAGCTAAAGACTGGGAACAAATGGTCCAACGTACTAAATACTGGATAACTAAATTAAAAAACATCTACCCTGATTATGAATTTAAAACTTATTTTACACCCTTACGTGATAAAAATATCATTTTTATTGACTATAAAGTAAAAGAGGTTTACTAAAATGCAAGACTTGTTTGAACGTGTCATAACAGCCAAGGAGTTACAAGAAAAAGAAGACTTTAAAGGTGGCAATGAATGGCTGATAGAACACTTAGTACCACGAGGACAAGCAGGCTTGACAATTGCACCGCAGAAGTCTTTTAAAAGTTCCACAACGTTGCAAATGGCTTTGAGTGTAGCTAAGGGCGTCCCCTTTGGCTATTTTAAAACTAAAAAAGCGAACGTGCTTATAATTGATAATGAGGATACTGATTTCGTATTACATCAACGGTTAAAGGCTTATAACGATGTTCCTGACAACTTACATTTCATTACTGGGGGAATTTTTAAGCTAGATAACACAAATCACATGAACGGACTTTATAAGTTCATCAAAGAGAATAATATTAAGTTTGTTATCTTGGACAACTTAAAAGACATGCTGACAGATAGAAACACTCTAAATGACATGTCAAGTATGAATGACGTGCTGAATAACATAACACGGTTGAAGTTACTTTTAAACGATGTAACGTTTTTATTAATTGCTCACGCTAGAAAAGACACGAATAATCAATCGTTAGAAGAAAAGTCTTTTAGAGTTAGAAGCACCCACGCTTTAGGTAGTTCAGCAATTGGTGCATGGTTTGAGTTCTGTTTGTGTCTAAGCCCTAAAATGGGAAAAAGTAGCAAGTATTCAATTTTAACTGTTGAAGCTCGTAACTATGCTTATGACAAAGAGGTTTGTCTGGGTTATGTAGGGGAACAATTTCAAATCATAGACCCCACAGGCAACAAACCTAAAGAGATATTAGAGGAGGAACAAAAAGAGGGGGAAGAATACGAGGAAACAAAAAACGACGCAGAAAGTCTTTTAACATCATTGCAACAACAAGGAAAAGTAAATATAACAAACGATTAACCGCTTTGTATTTGACATTGTGGTTTTTCTTTTGTACAATTAAGTCATCAAGTTAAGAGAGGGAAACAAAAAAATGAAAGTAGCACTTGAAACACTTAATAAAATAGCAGTAAGACTTCAACAAAAAGAACCAGTAACAGATATTGAAAAAGATATGCTTATAGGGCTTTTAAATAGCGTTTATAGCTATTATAAACAAATGGAGGACATTTCTATGCTAGATGTCTTAGTCGTTCTCTATGAGCGTTTAACAGGCGTTAAAGCAGACAAGAAAGAAGAAATGGAACGCTTCATTGAAAAGTTCACAGCAAAAGGGCTTGTTAAGTTATTAGACGACTTAGAACAAAAAGGGAAACGCCAAAAAGAAGGTAAAGTTGACGAGATGTTCATCAATGAAACAAGAATGTATTACAAAGTAGTAGCAAACAAAATCAAAGAAAGAGGTATTAAATAATGGCAATTGAGAAAGTAGTATATTATTATGACGACGGAACAAAAAGAGAATATCCGCCACGATTGACAGACCTAGAACAATTAGAAGAGTTCAGAAAGTCAAAAGCTGATGTAACAGATGTATATGACTTCATGCAAGAACATCTAAGCAAGTTTGAAGCTAAGTTATCCCTATGTTTTAAATATATGGTTGACAATCTGGGCATGGAAGAACAACAAGCGAACAACACTCTAGAGTTTTGGTGTGATGAATGGGGAGTACAAAACGTTCACGTTATCGCAGATGGTAGATGGAAATGCCAAATGTGTGGAAAGCAATGCGAACCCGATAAAGTCTTTTGTTCAGAAGAATGTTACAAGAATTATATAGAATAGAAATATAATTGTAATTGACATAGTTAAGTGAATTCGATATAATTAAGTCATCAAGTTAATAGAGGAAATAACAATGATTAAAGTAGTTTATGTTTTAAAAGACGGTTCTGATAGTTGGTTTTATGAAGTTCAAAAATTAAGAACCGCAATAGAATGTATTAGAGAGGATATGGAAGAAACATCAACGATTGCAAAGGCAATTGTATTTGATGAATCAAACATAAAAATTTTGGAGGTCAAAAGATAATGGCAAAAGAATATTACGCAAATAAATACGGAATTCAATTAGAAGAGTTTTTAATTTGGGGTTCTGAATGGGACTTAAAATTTTGGCAATATAACTTTACAATCGGTCAAGGTTTTGCTTTAACAAACGCTTTAAAATACTCTGTAAGGGCAGGAAAGAAACCTAATGAACCGTTTGAAAAAGACATGGGCAAATATAACGATTATATTAACATGGCTGTTAAAATGGGTTTTGAACGGTCTGAAGCAGAAGACTGGGTAGCACTTCAAAAATCAATATTTGAGGAGTTTAAAGGAAAAAAAGCAGAACTTGAAGAACTTGAAAAAAGAAAGGAAGTGAAAGAAAATGATGAAATTCGTCGCCTTTAATAGACAAACATTTATGTGGTTTAATACTAAGGAGCAACTAGCGAACCACTTTAACATCACGGTTGCTTATTTAGATTTATGGCTGAACAAAAACAAGCCTTTAAACGGTTGGTTTGTGAAAGAGGTAAATTATGATTCTGAATTGGAACGACTTCAATAAATGGCGTGAAACTAGCTTAGAGTATCATAAAATGATAAGCGAACATAACTATACTAATGCACTGACGTTCTTTGAGTATGTAAGACAATACTTTAACGCTAAAGGCTTTCCACCTACTGAAAAGAAAACGAAAACAGGTAGAAAAGCAAAATACACGCAAAAAGATAGCAAAGAACAAATAAAACAAATACATGAATACATTGGAGGTATTAAATAATGGCTTTAACAATTAAACAACTAATCGAAAAACTTGAACAAGTAGAAGATAAAACAGGGGACGTTTTTATCGAATTTCCGGGCGAATTTTTAACAGTTGATACTGTACTATTAGACAACGCAGGCGACATCACTTTAGTTAGTGAAGTAGGTTCGCTTCATTGTCCATGTCCAAAATGTAAAACAAGTGAAACAGAACTTTAACAGCTTAGCAATTGACAAAAGGAAGCAAACACGTTATAATTAGTTATACAGTTAAGGAGGAATAAAAAATGTTGACTTTACTTTTAACAATTATATTTATTTGGCTTGCGTTTAAAGCCGTTGAAAATGTAGCCGAAGAACTTGGAAGATACATTAGAGGGTTCTTGAAATGGTTGTGGAAAATGTACAAAAAACATGTAAATAAAGGAGTGAGCCTATAATGGAAAGCAAAATTCTAAAACTAATCAATGAAATTGAAGTACCTAAAAGCCAATATAATAGCTTTGGAAAGTACAATTTCAGAAATAATGAGGATATTCAAACGGCTTTGAAACCTCTGTTATTAAAGTATGGGCTAATGGAAAAAGCAGAAACAGAAATGTTTGAAATGAATGGCGAACTGATGTTACATGTTCATGTTGATATTTTTGACCCTGATGACCTTAATGACATCACAAGCGGTGACGGTTGGGCAGTCATTGACATCAATAAGAAAGGTATGGACAAGGCTCAAGCTACTGGGGCTAGTCAATCATACGCAAGTAAATATGCTTACGGTCAAGCGTTGAAGTTAGACGATACCAAAGACGCAGATAGTACAAACAAAGGTCAAGGAAACGTTACACAGATGAAACCACGACCAAAACCAAACTATCAATACAATCTAAGCGACTTGAAAAAGAAGGTAGCAAATAAAGAAATCTCAAGCGATGAAGCTAACACACTTTGCAAACAAGGAAAAGTAAACATGAATGCTTGATTCTTGACAAAACAAATCAAATAAAGAGAGGGAAAACAAAAAATGAAAATTATTGAAACTTTAAAAGTGAACGAAATCAACACAAAACAAGTTGAAACATCAAACGGAACTAAAAAAGTTCTATCATTTAAAGCATATCCATTTGGCCACTACATTGGAGGTATTTGGTTACCTGATAGCGTAAACTATGGCGACATCGTAACTGTATTTATTGACCAAATCAAAGCCGAAACAAAAGGCGACAAAACTTATTATAACGCTTCATATGCTAAAGTAACCCCAGAATTTAACTTAAACCGTGACAATGGTGGTAACGTATATGATGACCCACATGGCGGAATGGCTCCCAATACTGTTGATTTATTTGGTGGTGGTCCTACTGCTGATATTCCTGATGACAAATTGCCGTTCTAAAGGAGTTAAAAATGGGTTATGACTATGAAATGATACTAGATGAAGTAGACAAATTAAGTCTACAAGGACGAGTAGAGGAAGCAAAGGAACTTGTGAGGGAATTTGTTCCTCCTCTGTTCGCTATTGACTTTACTAACTTAATGGAACTAATTGAAAGGAATACGTACAAATTATGAAAATCGCTAAAGAAACTCTAAACGCTTTGAAAAATATGCCTATTATCACTTTGAATACTATCCACGACTTATTGGAAGTAAAACAACACATCAACAATTACCAACGTAACACAAACAAAAAATACGGTCTAAACCTCGAAAAAGACGAAGCAATCAACCGTGAAGTGGCTGACATGATTATTATTAACACTTTAGGAAAGTTAAACATGCTTGCTGAACAGTCTTATTTCTTGCGTTTGGTACGTAATACCGAAGCCAATAGCCCTAAGGTTCGTAAGGCTGAAAAGTTTGCTAAAAAAGCCAATTTAGTTGATAAAATCATTGAAATGTTTGAATTTATCAATGGTACTTCAATAATTTGTTTTGATGAAACGAAATTGTTCCACTTTATTAAAAAAGAAAATGTCCAAAACTTTGAATATTTTAGCGAACAGGGACGCGAAGAATGGTTCTTTAATCGTGTAGAATGGTTGTTAGATACTTATAAAGGGGAATGAAATGATTAACTTACAAAATAAAAAGCTAGACATCAAAGAGTTTCTTGAAGAGTTAGGTTTTACCGTTAGTTTAGACTATGAAAGAGAACCAACTGGCGTGATGTTTGCTGAAATACACCCTATTGTTAATCAAGTAAGCAATGATTCAGCCATTTATCAGACGTTTAGAACGCTTGAAGTAGAACTTATGGTAATTTGTACCGAAGAAACAGAAAATAGCTTATACAGGGCTATACAACTCTTGAGCGATGAGCATTATATCTATGCCAATACAATCACAGACAACACAAATATTATAAAATTAAGAGGTAACTACTATGATTAATGACAGTACATTGAACTTTATCCGTTTCTCAAGTGGTTTCAATAACTTAAAAAAAGAAGAACTCGAAGCCTTTGCCGAAAATGAAATCTTTGAACTTAATGAGTATAACGCAAGTGAGGGAACACAAGGAAAATACTTTTATACTTTGAAAGATGTCAACACAAACGGAACGCTTAAAAGCTACATCATTGAATGCTTAAAACTTTCACTACAAACACGCTGGGGTAACAATCTAGAGTACCACATCGACCGCAAAACGAAATATTTAAATAAATTAACTGGAATGCAAGTGTAACACAATCTTAATTTGACAAACTTAAATAAAAGCTCTATAATTAATAATATAAAAAAGAAAGAGGAACTAAAAAATGAAACTTAAAAACCAAATCAAACTTCTCAACAACACTTTGAAATTACATGATGAAAAAGTTGATGAACATTTCCCAAAAGATGAAAGCAAAGTACCTGCTTACACTAAAGCCCAATATATGGACCTGTTCAGTATGCTTCAAGAGATTGCTAAAGCGTACGAGTTTACGTCAAGATTCCATAAAGCCTCAAGAAAAGCTCTTGCAATTCTAATTACCAACTTGAATGAACACTCTGAAATGGTCAATGAAATCATGGACGAAACAAATTATAAAACTTGGACCAAACTACAAGATGAACATTACACAGGAGTGTTTTACTACGATTTGTATAAAACAGTGGAAGAAACACTTGAAGAAATGAAAGAGGTGTAAAAATAGTATACGTTATTTATATTGTGTCATTCATCTTGTACAGTTGGTACTTGATTAAAGTAGGAAAGAAACACGCTGAACGTAAAGATGAAATAAAGTTAGTTATAACTGGTAAACCTGAACAAGTTAAAAAAGCAATCGAAACTATAAACGAACAAAATTTAATTAAATAGAAAGCGATGTCATTACTCTTCATTTACACGCCACTCAAACGAGTGGTTTTTTTGTTTGGTTGTTGATGAGGTACCACTTGCTATATAATGCCACTGTAAGCTCACAGATTGACTCGTATTGCATTTTAAGTAATTTCTAGGATAATGACAAGGAACAGACCAAAACACGCAAAATAAGACGTTTTATGAGCAATTACATCATATTTTTTTCAAAACGAAAAATGGAAAAATAGATTCCAAAGAGTTAGGCTT